ATCTTTTTCTGTAGCAAGCATAGGTTTATTAGTAGATTCTATAGGGGCTAAACCTCTATATTGTAGTATACCGGCATATGGTATTCTATTTATATGAACATCATAAAACGACATGAATATGCCAATTACAAGGGATGGTTGGTTATAAAACTTATTTCCTAACACATCTTGTAATGTGTAATTCATACCTTTTATTTCTACTATAGGTTCAGTAGCATCTCGTACAAACTTTTGATACAATATAGTCCCGTCAGCAGGTGAATAAAAGTGTTTATAATCTATATAGTTAGGGCGCATTGGGTCTCTAAAAAAGAATGTATTTGATAATTCGCCTACTTCTAATTTAGAAAGTTCTGCTACTTCTCCGTCTAACCAATCTTCTAAATATTGAGCCATTAGAGGAGAGATTTAGTATAGTCAACATAATTTAGGTGCATCATCATACAGCTTAACATAGCACCTGATTTCATATATTCTGAAAGATTAAAAAATACTGGTTCTAATCCTTCATTGAAACAAATTTTTTCTAGGCTTTCAATTTTGTGCTTTTCACCTTCATAATTTTCATCTGCTCTAGTCATTTCAGAAATGTTAGAAGCACATAAAATCATATTGCCTAAACGTATAGAATTAGTTAGTCCGTTAAAACAGTCATCAACACTTACGTCTATTATTTCAGTATATTGTGATATTTGCGCTAACTCTTCAGGTGTGAACATTTCCGTGCAAACTAGTGTTTTATTTTTAGTTAACGGAAAAATAGAACAATCAAGGTGATAGAGATAATCATCTACCATTTCAACCTTAATGATATTCATATCAAATTCTTCTTCCATCCATTCATAAGCTTGGATGTCTGAACGGATTCCATATCCCCCTATGTAAACATTATCATAAAGGTATTTTAAATCGGCTTCACCCTCCCATTTAAAAGGACACATATGGACTTGATAATCCATTAATTCAAAGAATGGAAGTCCAACTTTTTCTTCACCTTGTCTTGGTTCAGATGTAAAATTAGATAATACAATATGATTTGAATTTTTTATATGAGGTAAGTAAATACCTAAATTAGCAACATAAACTAAATCTTGGTAATTACCATAAGAGGGTAATAAATGAACTAAAGAATTACCTGCTACAAATTGGTATAAATCTAAAAATTGTCTGTAAGCTGCTCCTTTATTTATTTTAAGTGCTTCTTCCTCCAACTCTTGCATCCAAATATTGTTAGGAACTGCTGTGTCTAAGGTGAAGGGGAAATTCATAACGAATGCCGGTATAGGCAGTTGTGAGGGGGTTTCTTTCATACTATATATACTTTATTACTTTACTATAAATATAGTATAACTACTAGAAACACAAAAAGCCCCTCCGAAGAGGGGCTTTCTTTAGCATTCTATTTAAAATCTAGATTACAAGGTGTTCAAACCGTTAACATAGATCTTAGCATAGTACTCAGGTCTCAACATCTTCTTAGCATAACGAGTCAAGAGACCTTTTCTTGGAGTGAAGGTATCTGGATCGTACACGAGAGGAGTCATGATCAATGGAATGTAAGGAGCGAAAGTAGCACCTGTTTCCAAGAATTGTGAACCTTTGTAACCTAACAAGATAGTATTTTCAGTCATGTATGGGTTTTTATAAACTTGGTATTTACCATTTAAGTTACCCATTTTCTGCATACCAAAAGCATACTGCATTGTTGTAGCATCAGCACCATCAGCAGCAGCAAATCCTGGGATTGATTCCAAGATAGTAGCAATTGTTGGTGAAAGGACGATAAAGTTAGCACCACCTCTTAAGGTCAACTGGTGAATCTTGTTAGAAACTTTGTTGATCTTAGTACCGAGGGTTTGGAACCACTGGCCTTGAGTATTGAAGAATCCGAGATCAGTGTTTGAAGGAGTATCGGCAGTACCATCATACGCCTTGTTGTTAACTGCTGACCAATATTCAGTAGTCAAAGCGTTTTCAATCAACATACCGAGGATTTCCAAATCGATCTCAAGAGCGATGTACTCACTCATGATTGAAGTCAACTCAGCCTCAGCATCCAAGCTGTGGTAAGCATTCAAATCTTGAGCGAATTCAGGAGTCCATACAGCTTTCAACTTCTTAGTCTTAGCAACGATTGCTTCAGACTTCATCTTAATGTTGATTTCTGGGATAGCGATTGGGTTATTATCAGCATTCAAGGTAGTGTTACCATCCTCGAAGTCGCCTCTCTTATTATCAGTTGGTTGTTGTACGTAAGTGATATCATATCCAGAAGGATCAACACCATCTGTACCATTAGTAAAGAGGTAAGCGTTAGTAGCATCACCATAGTTGAACTGTGGGTAGTTTACAGTAATAGTAGAACCAGAAACGAAGAAACCTCTAACACCTTCTTTATCAGGATTGCTAAAGTCAGTCCATGGAACAGTAATTTTCTTCAAAGTACCAGCTGCAGCAGAAGCAGACAAATCTGAATCGTAGCCTACATTAGCCCAAGAAGCAGAAGCTTCAGTAGCATTAGTACCTGCAGAAGAAGTAACGTTTGAAGAATAAGTCCACTTACCAGCACCGTATAAACCATTAGTAGGAGCAGAAGTAGTATCAGTAACACCATACATAGAGCCGTTACCAAATACATCACCACCTACGTTAAACTTAGAACCAGATTTGTCAGTTCCGTATTGGAAATCAAGGAAGAAGACGAGTCCTGAAGGCAAGCTCATTGGTTGAACGCTAACGAAATCTTTCGCTACGATTTGACCAAATACCTTTCTTACGAGAGGAAGAGCGATACCAGCCCACTGCTCACCAGTTCCGGCTGTAAAAGTAGCACCAGCAGTACCACCACCAGTTTGAGACGATTCAACAACGAGTTGTTTCGCCTGATTTTCGAGGATTAAAGACATGTTGTTTCTTTCAGTCTCGCTGCCGAGTCCTTCTAACAATCCTGTCTTTCCCCATTTTGAGGCTAACTTAGCGGCGTCTGATTGGATAGACTTCCACTGGTTAGAGCTCTCTAAAAGAGAATTTAAATTTGACATTGTTTTTGTTTTTTTAAAATTAAGTTAAAATTATTTTAAACCTGCAAGTTGTTTAAAACGTTTTACCATAGCATCTTCTTGAATAATACCTTCATTTAAAGGACGCTTAGGAGCAACACCCGCAGGCTTAGAAGCAGCACCTAAAGATTCTCTAATATTAGATTTAGTAGTTTTAGCAACTAAGTTTTCATTTAGAGTTTCAAAGATAGCTTTTGCTTCTTTTACTGTTTCGGCTTTATCAAAAGCCTTCAAAACCTTAATTTTTTGATTTTCTGTGAGATTTTTACCTCTGAAAATCTTGTTAGTGTAGAGTAATTTAGAGTTTAACAAGTTAACTTCGTTAAGTTCAGAACGTAAGTGAGCAATCGCAGCTTTTGCTTCTTCAAGCTCTTCTTTAGTTTCAGCTAATTCTTCTTCACCAGCTTCCATATCCATTTCCATGTCGATTTCTTCACCTTCACCTTCTTCGGCTTCGGGTGCTTCTTCTTCTTCGGCATTAGGGCCAGCTTCGAGTTCACCAGCTTGAATCATGTCTTCAATAACATCTTCAATCATGTCTTTTAACTCTTCTTCACTCATATCTTCGAGGTTGATTTCTTCTTCAGAATCATCTTCAACTTCAACTTCTTCCTCTTCAGCTTCTTCAACTTCTTCGGCTTCGTTAAGTTCTTCAGATTCTTCAACTTCTTCACCCTCTTCGAGTTCTAACTCAGCTAGAATTTCTTCTAAATTGAGTTCTTCATCCATGTCTTCAGCTTCATCCATTTCGTCTTTAGCTTCGTCCATTTCTTTACCATAGCCTTCTTCCATCTCAACTTCACCCATTTGCTCTTTATCAACTTCAGCTAAGTCAGTTTCTTCTAACTCATCCATTTCGTTAATTTTTTGAGCAAGCATGTCCTTAAGGTGAGGTGTGAAAGCTTCTTCTAAAGCGGCTTTCGCATTTGCGATAGCGACTTCTTTGACTGCTTTTGCGTCAGCAATAGCGTCTGCTAACAAATCTCTGTTTGCCATTGTTCCTAAATTTTTTTTGGAAAGTACGCTTATTCTGTAGAAGCGTAATAGTGATTAATAATTGATAATCGGTATCGTATAGACTGACGATACATTTCTAAGGATAAATATATAAAAAAAAGGGAAGATGTAATTTTTACACCTTCCCTTCGCCCTTTTTAAAAGAAAAATTATATAATTGGGCACTGTCCGCTATTACAAAGAATTTCTGTAATTATTTCGTTAATTTTATGGTATTCAGTTACAGATTTAAGGACAGGTTCTAAACCTTCTTTAATAGGATGAACATAAGCTCCTGGGGTTGATGGAGTTGATACGAAATCCCAACATAACAATTCAAAATCATCTTGTACTTCTTGTACTCCATTAGAACCGGGTTTTAAACTACCCATTCCTCTTGAAGATACACCTACTGTAATTCCGTTTTTAAATAACTGTGTTAGTATGTTGCCTGAGGGGGTAGGTAATATTTCTATTTTACCCATTACATCATCTCCGTTCCACCAAACATCTTTAATGTTGTGAGAAACGTTTTTAAGATTAATAACAGAAGAATCTGGGTGGTCTAGTTCACCTAATGCTCTGTTTTCTGCTATTGGTCCTTTTTTATAGTTTTCAACTTCTCTTGCTAAAATTTCTCTAGGGTAATACCTACCATTACCATTTTTGGTTTCAGCAGCTTGTAATCTACCCTCAACAAGTAAATTACCACTTTCGGTTTTAACCGCTTCGGTGATTGCTTGGGGGGAAAGCTTAAAAAGTTGAGTTTCTATGAGGGTTTGTCTCATTTTCCTCCAGTCATTGTATTTTTATCAGCCGTTACTTCCATCAACTTTTTTTCTAATTCCTTAATTTCTTTTTCAACTTCTTGGATAGCAGACTGGTTAATAAATTCGGCTAAAGATTCATCTTCGTTTACCATTACTGCTTTTTTTCTTTCAGCAATTGCTCTTTCATAAACTTTAGCTTCAACTTTTTTCTTAGCAAGTTCACCTAAACGCTCAGCTTCCTTAAGAACTTCAGCTATTTTCATTCTACCCTCTTTCTTCATTTCTTTTTTTTCTTTAGCTTCACCTGCGGCTTTACCTTTTTCGTATTCATAGGCAGCTTCACCTTCTTCTACTTCTTCTTCTGCTTCATTTAAAAAAGCTAAGAATTTATTTTCATAAGCTTGTTTTGGACGATCAGCAAATGGATTACCAATAGATGGAATACCTGCTACGGCTTCTTCTAATAATTCTTTTAATTTGTCAGATTTGTTCATTTTATTTTCTTTTAAGTCTCCGTAGCCGGAGGATTTATATTTTCCAGTTGGTTCTTTACCAGTTTCTAATTCAGTATAACCTAAACCATCTATGCTAAAAGCAGCGTTTTTGGTATAATAAATAGGATCTTTTTCTAAATTTTTTAAGACTACTTCTTTTGCTTTATCTAAAGTTAATTCAGGATCTTTTTCTAATTCAACTCTTAAACCATTTAAGTATTGATCAAAGATTTGATTATTAAGATTTTTCTTATCTTTATAATCGTATCCTGCTATTTCTTTTTCTTTTACTTCTTTGGTGGTTTTACTTTCTGTTGCTTTTGCTTCTTCAGTAATAAATTTATCAAAATTAGTAAAAGGATTTAATCCAGCAGAAGGCATTAAAGGGAAAATGTTTTCACTAATTACACTACGTTGTTTTAATAATTTAGTTGTTTGATTAAACGTAGCGCTATTAGGAACAATGTTAGGAAACAAACGTTTTGCTTCCTTCATAAATACATCTTTGTGTCCTTTTCCTTCTTTAATTAAGTTATATTGTTCTTGAAGTGTCTTCATGTTAATAAATATGTTATTTATTTAAATCCACGTAATCTATCCCCTTAGCTTTTTTTCTAAGAGATTTTTGATTAACTGGTTTATAACCTATTGATGTATACTGTGAAGTATTTGCTTTACCAAAAGCATAAGGAGTATTATATCCCATTCCAGTAGCTTCTTTTACAGTGGATTTTACCATACTGTATTGATCTGGGTAGTTATTTCTAAAAAATGTTCTGAAGGAGTTAAAAGTGTCGGCTATTTTGTCAGCTTGGATTTGAAATTCTTTATCTCCTCTTAATTCCTTATTACTTTTTAAGGTTTTAGCAGTATTTCTAGCTTTACCTAAATTTTTATATAATTCAATAAAGCTAGGAAGTTTATAAACAGTATGAGTTATCCCCCCACCTTCTCTTCTTTCAGATGGGTCGTTAGCTTTATAATAGGTTTCTAACTCGTCATCAAAAAAATCTTCCTCACTTGTAGGACCGTATTTATCCTCAATTTTTTTAAGGAAATTAGGATTTAATTCTGAGGGTTTAATTGGCATTACTTAACTACTTTAGAAAGCTCTTCAGTTAATTCGTAATACTGAAGAAGATTAATTAAATCGTCGTTATTAATCTTAGAACCTTTATCTATTTCTTTAAGAAGTTTTACTACTTCTAATAATTTAATTTTAGTAGCACCATCCTTTACTTTTCTAGCTTGTAAATTAAGTACTTTTTTAATCTCGTTAATTTTAATATTATAAATTTCTTTTAAACGAGGTGTATTATCAATTGAATTAATAAATTCTTTAAGTACTTCTTTTTGTCCTTTATTTAAATTGGCGTATTTGCCATTAAACTTTTCAAGCATTACCTTATAAGTAAGTACTCTTAAGTCTTTATCATACTTAGCAAATTCTTCAACTAAATCTTGTTTTACTCTTTTTTCACTAACAGGTTTTTCTGTTAAGTGTTCTAAAATAGTAATTTTATTATCAATAATTTCGTTTGTTTCAGATAATTTATCTGAGTTGTAGATTTCGATTAATTTATAAAAGGCAGCATATCCTTTATAATTAGGCACCTGGTGTCTAAAAAATTCATTTATATTATAGTGCTTGCTAATTTCGTTAATAAGATTATATTTTTCTCTTCTTAAAGCACTTCTATTTAATTTACGGGTAGCCTCTAATACAGTATTTAAAGTTACTTCTGCTTTTCCTTCGCTTAAATTCTTGTTCTTAAATAAGGTTTCATACAATTTGTATTCTTTACCTAATTCAGTTTTAGCGAATGATTTTTTTAATATATTTAGAGAAGGAGAAGAACCGCCGTTTAGGGTATCGGCAGTTATCTGTCTGACTAAGAGTTCAAACAAAAGGCCCGTATTTTTATACTTAGAATGTTTAATTTTCATCGATAGGCTTTTTTATAAATATATAAAGATTTTTACTCCTTCAATTGTTTTTCGTCAAGCAATGAATCATCCTGTTCGAATACCAATTGTTTACGATTAACCGGAATTCTTTTAAGCATATCTTTATTTTGTAAGTAAGCTGTTTTTGCTTCTAAAGCCAGTGGCGAACCACCTTTGTATGAAGGTTTAATTGAATCAGAATCATTTTTATCAGTATCCTTCATTCTCTTAACACCTAATCTATCTTTCCCAAAATTACCATCTTGGGTGTTTATATTAGAAACTTTTTCTTCAGGTCGGCCTAATTCTTTTTCATTGTATCCAGCAGGTACATTATCTGGTTCATCGTAGTATCTGCCTTTACCATATAATGAGGCTAGGTCATGTGGAGTACCATATGATTGTCCTGTTTCTACCGGGTCGTTTCCTTCGGCTTCAATTTGAGTAGTGCGGAAAGTACGTTTAGCATCTTCTCTAATTAAGTCTCTAAATTCAGTATATTCATCTTCACTTAAGTGGAATAAATGATCATAGATAAAGTCAGTTGGAAATAATTTAGTTTCCATCATTTGAGCTGCTAAATCTATTTTTTCTTTCATTAATGCTACTCTTTCCTGGTCGTAGATGATTGAAGGAGTAGTTAAATTAAGTTCAAAATTAACTAAATTATCATTGTCATATCCTTGAGTGTAAAGGTGAACAACAGCAATCTTATATAATTCTGAAAGGATTATTCTTTGGATTCTTTCTACTGTGCGGGCAAATCTAATATCTTCGGCTGCTAATGTAGCTTTGCCTTCTGTGTTTTCATCGTATCCTAAGAATGCTTTGGGTACTTTAAGAGCAGCAAATAATTTATTTCTTAAATATTCTACGTCAGTAATACCATCATATTGTAAACCAGGTGTAGTTTCAATTTTAGTTGTAGCATCATTACCTCTTAAGGGGATATAAAAATCCTCTAAAAGGTTTTGCATATTATATTTTAAGTTATAATCTCCGGTTTGTTGATCAACATACGGAGTACGCTTCATTTTTGAGATAGTCTTTTGCATAAAATTTTCTATCTCAGCAGGAGGAATAGCGCCTACATTTATATAAAAAATACGTTTTTCTGGGGCACGTACAATTCTGTGTACTAACATAGCATCTTCCATTAACACATATTGTTTAAACAATTTACGTGCTGGTTCAATATAACTTCTACCATATGGAAGATAATTTACGTCTGAAAGAAGTCTGAAGTGGGCGATTTCATAGTTATCAAAATAAATTGCTTTGGGGTTAGAACTACCTCCAGCACTTTGTAAACCCCCAAAGTAACCACCATACTCACCCCCACCACTTAATCCATCAGGATCAAATTTAAATTTAACTTCTACTTGATGTTTATTAGTTTCACTAATTTTTTCTTCTCTAACAATATTATAAGCTGTATATGGGATTACATTATATACACCAAATTTTTCGGCAATTTCAAGTTTTAAAAAGAAGTCACCATACTTACACATTTGGCGAATCCACATCCATAAGTTAAATTCTATATTTAAAACATCATAAAATAAATTATATAGAATTTTCTGTATTACTTCGTCAGATGATTTAATTTGTAATACCTCACCCATGGCGTTTTTAAGGGTAGATTCATCTGCTAATATATCTAAAGCAGAAGCGATGATAGCATCTGTATCCATCGCTTCATAATCAGAATATAATTGGGTTCTTAAAGTTTGATAATTAAGAGCAGGGTTGTAAATAGGCATTTGATTAGTAGTATACAAACGATTGTATCTATCAATCATTGAATTAGTTTCAATTTGCCCAGTTTGTTGATAATTACTAAAATCTAATACTTTTAGTTTATCACCTCCTACATTACGAATTAATACGTCTGTAGAAAATAGTCTTTTTAATCTTGTGAATATGCTTGTATCAGCCATAATATATTAATATATGAATAAATATTACAGAAGCCAACTAAAGTCTTCAGTTCCTCCTCTTCCATTATCCATGTGATATGGATTATCTTGTCCTGTGGAGAAATATGCTCCTTGGTAACTTGTTGTGGATTTATGAAATGAACCTAATGCTGCTTTTGTTACGTCTACTCCATGTTGTCTAAATTTAAGTGCGGTATCTCTTACATACAATCCCATACCAAAACTCATTACTAAATCATCGTTATAACCTACTTGAGCTTCAGCTCTACCATATTTCCAAATAAAAGTTTTCATTTCTTCTAATAAACGTTTAGATTGGATTGTAACTCCTTTATCAGAGACATATTCTTGGAATTTACCTATAACCATAGGACGAGTTCTAGTTGACATAGTAAAACCAGCAGTCATACTTGAATTATTTTCATAATTTTGTAAATATGAATCCACATTAACTTGATCTGATTTAGGAGAATAATAAAGATTTTGATAACCTCTTTCAATTATAGTTTGAATTGTGCTCCATCCTATATTAGCATTTTCTACTATAAGTAAAGCATTATTATATTCAGTAGCAATTGATGTAAGTATATGCCCAAAGTCTTTAGTTGATACTTGGCCTTTATATTCACCTACTTGGGTAGCATTTTCAATATCAAAAATATGAAATGCTGAATAGTCCTTGCCATCTCCTCTAGCTACGTCGGCTGAGATCATATAAGAACGGGTATAATCAGCTGGTTCCCAGATCCATAAGTTTTGGTCAACACCTCGTCTTTCAAGGGGTTCTCTGAGTGTGGTTTTTTCTATAAATTCTAAATATTCAGGATAAAATACTACATCACCAGAAGTACTAAAATCACAATCACATTCTTGAGCGGCCATTCTAGGATCACCTAGTAATTCATCTTGTCTATCTCTCCAGTTTTGATCTCGTTCAGGATGAACATACCAAGGAAGTTTAATAGGTAAAAACTCATTTTCATTGGCTTCTGCTCTCACCCAAGTTTGATGAAACCAGTTACCTGTACCATAAGGAGTAGATAATGCTATACACCCCCCACCAGTAGCAAGTGTTTGTTGAGCTGATGCCCATATTTCACCAATATTTTCGATAAAAGCCGCCTCATCAATTAATAGAAGAGAAACTGCTTCAGATCTACCTGCATCACTAGAAGCTGAAGTAGCTTTAATTTGAGAGCCATTTTCAAGGCGAAGGGTTAGTTTATTGTTTTCTTCGAATCCTATTTTGAGCCATGAAGGTAAATTTTCATACATAAATTTAACCTTTGTAACCATATTTTTAGCAGTTTCCTGCTTAGTAGCAATACAAAGTACGTTTTTATCCTTATGAAAAATCATTAACCATAAAGAATATCCTGCAGATAAAGTAGAGATACCTAACTGGCGAGATTTTAAAATAATAGAATAAGGATTGTCTTGGAATAATTTTAAAACTTTTTCTTGGAAAGGGAATAAATGAAAGTTGATTCTTCCTCTTTGAGGATGTTGAATCATACAGTATTTTTTCATAAAGTGTACTGGGTCTTGGGCACACTTAAGATATTCCTGTCTTATTATTTGTTTTAAATCACTCATATAATTGCCAACAATATTGTTAAAATTAAAGATAAACCTCCTACTAAATTTCTCTGTGTGATTATTTTACCTACCTTATCTTCTAAAACTTGTTTTTCAGTAGTTAAAGTAACATTTAAATTACTTGAAATTGCTAAAGAAGAATCTAACAAAACAATTTCACTATTTTTTAATTTTATAATTGAATCTTTTTGTATTATAATTAAACGTAAATCTAAAGTATCTTTTTGTAGCGATTCTCTTTCTAATTGACACAAATCATATAGTGTTAATTCTTTAGCTATTTCTCTAGCATGTTTGGATGGAATACAAACTAAAGAATCAGTTTTTGTATCTGTTTGAGAAAAAGTTAACAAGCTCGTTATTAGACATATTATCAATAGACTCAACTGTTTTACTATAATCATTTCGTAATTTATTTAATTCATTATTCCTTTTTACTATAGAAGTATTTAAGCTATCTACTACTAAATTTACTTGGAAGATTTGTAATTGTAAACTATCTCTAGTGTCTTGAAGTAATAAAAGTTTATTTTCGTATTCTAAAGTATTTTGCTCAAGTATTTTAAGAAAATTTTCTTCTGCTTGTTGTTTTGCGTGTTTAAAAGCAAAGAAGTAGCCTAAAGCTACTCCTAATACTAATATTCCAATGAATGATAATATTTGACCTACATTATTCATCCATAATAAATATTAAGATTTAACTATTTTTAATATTTGTTGAATACGTTCATCAGTAGTACCTGAAAGTGTATAATATACAGGACGATGTCTAAATAAAAGTTGTTGAATTGTGGTATCTATTGATTTTCTATATTTTTCATC